CCATAAATTGGATTGCCATCATAAGACCATCCAATTATTGGTGAATGATTAGTTGAATTTATCTCAATTCCATTTGAAAGTTGTAGATCTTTCTTTCCAAATAAAGTTATTCCAGATTGATCAGAAGAATATAAGATTTTTCTTAATTCTCTTGGAGCATATAAATGAGAATATTGCAATCCATAATTTTTGTTTATTGAATTTTCTAATATACCATCATCGAGATCAAAGTTGTTAAAATATTTTTTAAAAAGATTTACGGTCCATTCAGTCAGATTAGCTTTTAATGATGCACCTTTTCCTGATGATATTACTTCTATTTTTGTGTTCTTATCTTCATATCCGATTCCACCTTCTACTATAACTACTGATTTTATTTGTCCATTTTCTATTACTGGAGTTAATCTTACACCGTTACCTTTACCATAAACTTTCAGTTCTGGTGGAGAATTATAATCTTGTCCGGGAAAATTAATAATTACATCAATAATTTTACCATCACTAATTATTGGAGTTAATTGAGCTTTTGATCCACTATAGAGATTTAAGTTTAAATCTTTTTTATAGTTTAAAATCTCAGAAGAACCATATCCAACTCCTTTATTTTCCAAATGAATTGATGTTATCTCTCCTCGAACAATAGGTTGTAAAGAACCAACAAATGTGTTATTTGCAATAGAAGAAATTCCTATTTTTGAAATAATTTCTACAGATATATTTGGATAATTAAATGAATGTGTTCCAGAACCAACAGTCTCGATATCAACGTATTGATTTGTTTGGAAATAAAAATCTTTTGGAATAGAACCTATTCCAACTTCAGATAGTTTAAAGTTATTTTCATCCAAAACAGTAACATAATAGTTTGTATTGTCGAAAAGTCCTAATGGATTTGATCCATTAGACATATATGTGATAATTTCGCCCGTTTTGTAGTCATGATTTTCTATATTAATAGAATCTAATGCGGTATTAATTCCAGAAACAGAACACGTTCTTTTTTTATTTTCGTATCCAACACCAGGGTCTATTATATTAACAGATCCTAAAACATATTTTCCATCAAAAGACCTAATAGAATGATTTCCTACACCATAACCTAAAATTTGTATTGTATTGATTCCAACTATCGATCCATTAAAATCTTTATGTAATTTAATTCTATGTGAATCTACAATAGAGACATAATAAGTTGCATCAGTAGATAATCCACTTACACCATCCTGTGAAAAAGTTTTATATAAAACTTTTTCACCATTTCTAAATTTATGATATGTAGAAAATCCAATTGTATTATTTGATATATCTACAGATGTTGATAAACCAGTAGAATTAAAAGACACTTCATGTAGAATAGTTTTTAAATTAACCTGAGCTTTTGCTCCAAAACCATTTCCACCACTAATACTAATAGATGGAGTTTCAATAAAATCAAAACCAGAATCTATAATTCTAATTTCTTTAAATGATCCTTTTACTGAACAATATCCAGTAGCGCCAATACCTGTACTATCATTTATTGATAGAATTGGAGGATTAATTACATCATAATCATTTCCTTTTGAAAGGACATCTATGTTTTTTAATGATCCATAATATATTTTATCGGAAGATTTGTAATTTAATATTTCTGTGCCATTGATCAATATTCCAGTAAATCCAGGAGTAGTTTTATAAATTTTTCCTGTATTTTCTGGTTGAGAAATTTCTCTCAATAAATTTTGTGGAGATATGGATTTATTTTTAAATCTATAAAGTTGTATAGTATTATTGTTTATTACAGTTTCCGTTTCCAATTCAATATAATTTTCTAAGTAAAGATTCGAAAGACTTTTTGCAATTTTAATATTATTTGGATCTATTCTTTTTACATAATATAATCCCTCATCAAATAAAGAAGAAATTATATTTTCTTGAACGTAGTCTTGTCCACTAGAATCTGTAAGGATAAACGAAGATTTTTCGGGGGTATAGTATACAGCGTCTCCAGTATAAAAATTGTGATCAAATCCATTTGTAATTTTAAAGATATTTCCGGAAAATATTCCAGAAAAAGTATATTTGTAATCTTGTTTTGATGAATTTAATTTATCAATGTTATAGTATGGAAGAGATAGCGATGAAATAATATTTTTTTCTTTATTTTTATATACATTTTGAACATTTGAAGTATATCCTGGAAGATTTGGATACTCTGACGATTTTGTTTTTAAAATATTTCTTTTAACTGCATATGTAATATTTTCATCTAATTGCCCTTGACCTCTAGTTAAGAATGTTTTATCGGAAAAAACGTCTATTACAAATCCTCTTTCTGTTTCTCCGGAAGTGGTGATAAAAGTAACTTGATCCTTAATCCTAAGAATATGACTATCTTTAGTGGTAATTTTATAACTTAAGTTGGAATTATCTAACGATACAATACTTTCAATTTCATATGTTTGTGATGTATTAAATAACCAATTATTTGAAATTTTATCTGAAGGAAGTGTTCCAAGAGTCTTTATTGAAATTTGATCATTTGGGGAATAATAATATGTTTTTTCTGGAATATTAAATTTTTTGAGTACAGGTCTAATTCTAACTTTTATAGAATCTGAAATGGATGTTCCTGCTTTATTTGCATAAGCATAGACATTCAAATTTATTTCTGTATTATCATTAATATCATTATCTAGATTTAATCCCAAAAATTGAGTTAAATTTTTTGAAGAATATGTAACTATTCCAGAGACTCCATTTTTATTCAAAAAATATAGTGTTCCACTGTTGGGAAATCCGACAGTGGAATCTACATCCAGTATTGTGGATCCAATAGAAACATTTCCAATTAATCTTGTTTTTGGGTGAACTGAAAAATTATTATATTGCTCATTTTCAGAAATTATATCTCTATCAAAAGACGAATCTAAACTAAGTTTATAGTAATAGTTTGTACTTAAACCTGCGGATATTTTCTCTGCTCTTGTGACTGGAGAATAAGAATTTAAAATATCATTATTATAGTAATCTTGATACAAGGTTGAGTTTGTCAGATCCAATGGATTTCCTTCAAAAGCATCAACTATCAAATCTTTATTAACTCTATAATTAGCATCAGATGGTCTAATTACATTCTCTCTCGGTCTAATAACCTTTACTTTTTCTCCATATAAAACTTTAAATAAAATGTCAAAAGATTTATCTGTTCCCTTTGATGAATAAAAATCTTTTGATTGTTTTAAAAATAAAGAATCCTTTACTTCACTTGCAAAGGATCTATCTTCAAATCCAGGTGCTATTTGATTCTTAATTTTAGTTAAAAATTCTTTAAAAAAGAGAATACTTAAATTTTCTACACTAGATTCTTTTATGTGAGAAGATGCTTCTGACTGAGAAAAAACAAGATTTTCTGGATCAGTAGAACTTCTATATGAAGTTATCCCACTAAAACCACGAATACATCCGTCAAAAGAAATATCCGTTTTTGATGCATATGTAATAATTTCATCATCTATCTTTAACAATCCATATTCATTTGGAAATCCAATTGTATTTTCTACAATTATTGAAGTAGAAAATACATCAATATCTTCTGATAACGTGGTGACTTCGACGGGATCTGAAATTCTATCTAATTTTATGTAATTATCAATATTTTGGATTAAATCGAGAGAAGATCCTTGATATTCTTGTCCAATATAATATTGTTTTAAAAATTCAGAAATTAAAGGAAACTCTTCTCTCACATATGAGGGAAGTTGATTTTCGACAATTTTATTAATTTGGACTCTTTTTTCTGTCATTTTTATTATAGTCTTACTAGGTTCCCGTTTTTATAACTTGATGATGGTTCAAATGTTGATCCCGATGGATTTAATCCAGAAGATATTTCATCGACAATTAACTCAAATAAACTATTATTAATATCTAGTTGCAAATACAAATCTTGTTTACCAATAACATCATTCGAAACTGGTATTGTAGAAATTTCAATGATTGGTTTTCCATTTTTTATTTTTCCCGAAGTAATTTTAATGGGATTTAATGTAATCGTGGAATTTTCATAATCAATCTTCCCAACATTTTCTTTTATAATCGTTGGAGATTTTGATGATGTATTTGGCAAAGAAAATAAAAATATTTTACCAGTTTTTTTATTGGAATTTGGTACATCTGAAAAATAAAGATCTTGTTCAATACCTTGAACTCTAAATGAACTGGTTTTTATATTATAACCACTCATACTTTGAATATGTATTTTATTTCCAAATTGAACCGCATATTCTGATAAATTATCTATCGATAAACGAAGATCTCTTCTCATTTGAACCGTTGTAATATTGGATGTTATTGAATTGTGACTATTATCTATAATATTAAGAAATTTACTGTATTTAAATTTGGCACCATATTTGTTTAATTCACTAGATTCTGCATATTTTTTTACATTAGATTGTACAATGCTTGATACATACTCTGAACTTGGTGCAAGATTTGTATTGTAATAAACTTTAGAATCAACCTCAACATACAAATACTTTAAGTCCAAAATCTCAGGAACAATTCCAGCAACTGCATATTGTTTTAAATCCTTTTTAATATTTTCTTTAACTAAATTTGATAAAAAATCTCCATATTTAGGTTTTATACTTATAAAGACTTTTCCATATTGTGGGGGAACTAAATCTTCTCCACCAAAAACGGATATTGATTCCGTTTCTGGATAAATTCTTGAAGGTATAAGAGTTTCATAATCTGATGCAGTAAGAGCTCTATTTTGTGATGCGTATATTCTAGGTGCATATCTTTTAATAGAATCTATGCTTTCAATTTGCTCCCCTCCACTTGCAACACTATCGGGCGTAATTAAAGATATTCCGGAAGAGACAGTATAATCAACTCCATTTCTATTATAAATTATTCTCCCACTAAAACTAAAATCAGAAATACCATTAGCACCATCTCCATTAGTTAAAATATATGAAACCTCAATAATTTCACCATCTTGAAGTTTTCTTCCAAATTTTCCATCTCCAAAAATAATTTCATATCTTTCGTCTTCGATTTCTTGTAGGAAATAAACTTCAGAATCTCCAGTAATATCAAATAAGTTTTCTTTAAGCGAATATTTAATTGATATTGTAGATAATTCGCTTGGTCTCACTGATACTTGAATTGTTTCCGTGTCTATTCCGGAATTTGGAAGAATAAATCTTTGGTTTGGGTTTCTATCGGAATAAGTAAAAGATTGAGATATATAAGTTCCTTCGTAAATTTTAATAGTATTAAATGATGCTATAGAATCAACCACTGGGACCGTAATATCACTGTTAATACAAAAAGTATATGATTGACTTCCAAATCTACTAGAAGTTGCTGCAACCACTCCTCTTTTTAATACCATTGATGATGGAGTAGGAGTAATTTCACTGGTATCCACGAAAAAATTTATTGTTGTTCTTGCTGATTTTTTTGATTTTGGCACATATCCTATATTTCTTGCAAGTGCCACTACATTTTCTCTTAGTGTTGCACTATCTATAAACACCTCATTTGCAACCATATTTGCATTATATGAGGAAATATATGTATTATAAGCTAAAACATCAAGAATTGTAGAAAGATTTGATCCCTCAAAATCGTAATCAGTAAAGTTTGAATTTGACTTTAGGTAATCTTTAAGTGTCGTTTTAATCTGGTCGAAATCCAGATTTGTAAAATTAGTAAGTGGCATTTATCTTGTTGGTTGCAGAACAAATTCTAATTGCTGCGCTGGAACTTCTACTCCAACTATCCTATAGGTTATAGAGACATCAAATGTATTATTATCATAATCTGGATAAGTCTTAACTTCGATTAAATTTACTCTTGGTTCATACTTATTAATCGAACTTCTAATTTCATCTCTTATAATTGAAGCAGTGATCTCGTCCACATTTTCAAATAAAGATCTACTAATCCTCGATCCAAAATCCGAATTAAAAAATTTTTCTCCAGGAAGAGTAAAAACAATGTTACGAATAGAGCGAGCAATTGCACTTTGATTTTTTAGGGATATTAAGTCCCTATTTAATGGATTAACCTGAAAAGACATGCTGATGTCTCTAAATTCCTGCTTTACTCGCTCTAATGGCATGTAATATGCTAATTCTTATCTTATTTATTATAGATTTTTTGATTCATATAACGGTTCAGTTCCATATTCCCAATCATCATAATCTTCATCATTGCGAATTTTTGAATGAATTTCGTTTTGTTGATAAAAATCGTGTTTTTTGGGTGTTAAATCATCATTTGCAATCTCACGAAGCATTTTTTGCTTAACTATCTTAGTCTCCCACCCATATTCTGAAGATAAAAATTGCGTTCCCCACTTGTTTTTCATAAAATTTTCGTCTTTATCGACTTGTTTGGTCATTTTTTTGCTCCTGATTCGTTAAATCAGAACTTTTTACGGGGTTTCTATCCCGTCTTTCAATTATATCATAATCATCTTCAAGAATTTCCTTTAAATAATCTTCATTCCAAAGATCATAATAAGTAGTTTTTGCTAAATTTTTACGAAATTTCTGTAATTTTTTTATTGGTTGCCCCAAAATTAAGTTATATTTTCCATTATTAGTTTGAATGTCATTTATAAAGGTATCATATGCCCCACAATCCTCAAAAAATTTCCAATCTAATTGATTTGAATTGTGATAATTAACCCAAAATTGAATTCCGTCAAGATCTAAGTAATCTTCTACCACGTAAATCACAACATCATAATCATTTAATGGATGAATATCTTCTACTGAACATTCTATAATTTTAAATTTTGAATTAGCAGCAAATGGACAAATCGCAAAACCATTTAATTCAGGACGAACTTGTGAAACTTTTTTTATCCAATTTAAAATATAAAGTTCTTTCTCTGTAAACATAAAAAAAGAGTGCTTATTTCTATTTAAGCACTCTCATAAAATTATTTTCCTTGTCCTCTATATTTTTTCTTACGTCCGTTGCGAGAAGTTGCGCTAAGCAAAGTTCGAGGAGAACGTCCTTGACGTGTTTTTTTAGGTGCTCCAGGTTCAAAAAGCACCTTGTTCATACCACCTTTAGCCATTTTGAATTTCCTCCAATTCTATAAGTTCTGGATTTATTTTACCATCTAAAAAATAATCTTCTGAAAGATTTTGAAGAATCTCACTGCAGTCTTCTGCAGTGAGATTTGTATGAATTCTAATACCCTTATAAAGAATATTATATTTCATCAGATTACGCGAGTTTTTTCATGACCAACACGAACACGAGGATCGCACCAAATCTCAAATCCCGCATCCTTTGCATCAAGACAGAAAGAAACATCTTCTCCACACATATCTTGAACATCACCAGACTCAAAGACTTGCATCTTTGGAGCAAACCAAGGATACTCAAGATTTTCAAATACTCCATTTTTAATCATAACCCAACCAAAACCAGTATAATCTACAGTAAATGGTTTACGACGCTTACTAATAGATTCTACAGTTTCGTGATTCATGACTCCACCATTTTTGCGGAAATCATCTTCTTCTAACCAATGAGCAACTGAGGTTGTGTGCCCATCTTCTGTTGCATACCATCCAGCAACAACTTCACGTTCCGTGCCATCTTCTGAAAGTGCAAGATCACACAATTGCCAGAATTTATTTGTGTCAAATACAATGTCATTGTCAATCCAAAGTTGATAATCATATTGCAACTTTCCATCCCAAGGAATTTGTTTCGGACCTCTAAGAACATTTGCACCTAAACATTTGCATCGCGCAAAGTTTACCATTGATGAATAATCTTGAGAGATTTGAATGCTCATTCCGTTTTGAACAAGATCAAAGCAGAGTTGAACAAATGCCTTTAAGAAAATATACGAACATCCTCTGCCAGGAAGACAAAATACAATGCTTTTACCTCTCATTCTTCCTTTAATTGCTTCGTAGTCCCATTCTTCAGTTTTTTGTTTTGGTGGAACTGTTTTAACCGTAAATCCTTTTGCCATAAGTTAAAATAATTTTCATTTTCAATTTTAACAGTCTATATATGCATTTGTCAATGAGATGAATTCAATATTACCTCCTTGTTTATGATTAATTCCTCATACTGCAAATCATTTTCTAAAATGTTCATATCAAGTAAATCAATCATTCTGTGTAGCATTTCCCATATTTCAGAGAATTTTTCCTCTGATAAACTGTGATATATGCACTGTCCCTTTGCATAGATGTGATATATTTTTTCCATAAAAATTTTTCCGGAAATTTTTTTATTTCGTCACCGATTTATATATCATTACTAATAATATACCAAGGGGAATTCCAATTATACGAAAAATTTTATCAGGATATCGTATTATCCATCCCGCAAAGACAACCTTCCAGAAATTCCAATATGGGCGTCTCCGCGTGTATTTGCGGGGGTTTAGAGGACTTATCATATTTTCCGGAAATTTTTTTATTTGAGAGAGATAAAGAGGTCGAAAAAGACATACAGTGTAGGTTAGGGTAGTGGGACGTTTTTATATACGGGGACAACGCCGCGCCGCGCTATAACAAACCGCCCGCAATTAACTGCCCGGGCACTATATCGCCAAGTCTAACATAAGGGGGCACAGAGTGTCAAACCCCGTGCCCCTTAGATATAATCAGAACGCGATCTCTTCAAGCGTAGGTACACTCTGCCCCAGAATTGGCAGATAGTTGCTATCATCACCCTCCGACACATTATCAGAGGTGAGTGCATCCAGGATGGAGAGGATTTCATCACCAGTGCTACCTTGACGCAGCATCGCGATCATCACTTGCTTGGACATAATAAAGAAGAAAAGTGTAGAGAACTGTGGACTGCCTAGTTTATACTCATACGACAGGAGTTTGTGTTACTTAGAGATCAAACACATCACTATTCAGTTGGACCACATTCACAGCAGGGTCATTATAGCGAACCCCATCACCAGTGACTGCATCAGAACCCACGCAATCACAGAACGTTTGATAGTCACCACACTCCATCGCAAGGTGATACAAACGCTCATCATTGTTGATCCACAGAGCAACATTCCAGGTCTCATAATTCTCCCACCCGTTATACTCAGTGGAGAGAACATTGCGTTGAAAAGTGGTAGTCATTTGAAGAAAAGTGTAAGGGGGTTTGTGTGAATGAAGAAGACGAAATCAGAAGGCAAAGAGAGCACTATCAAACTGATGTTCAGTGATAAGACCCAACTGATAATCGGTGTTCAGGGTATACATCAGATTGCAGAACTCAGTATAACGATTCGGAGCAAAGTTACGCAGGAAGAACATTTTACGGGGAATCGGATTGTTCATCGTGTAACCGAATTCGCGAATCTTGTTGATGAGTTTGGAGATCATTTGTGGTTGGTTGGTG